TGACGGGATTGGCCGCGTGCTCGCCGATTGTTCCGCCACCGGCGCAGCCCCTGCCGAATGGGCGCGCCGGGTCGCCGATGCCGCACATGAATGGAGCGCCGACCGGGTGGTGGCCGAAGCCAATCAGGGCGGGGCAATGGTCGAAAGCGTGTTGCGCGCCGCCGATCAGGCACTGCCGATCAGGCTGGTGCACGCCAGCCGCGGCAAGGTCGCCCGCGCCGAACCCGTCGCCGCGCTTTATGCCGCCGGACGCGTGCGCCATGTCGGGATGTTTGCCCGGCTGGAAGACCAATTGTGCGGCCTGCTGGTGGGTGGCACCTACGCCGGCCCCGGCCGCAGCCCCGACCGCGCCGACGCGCTGGTGTGGGGACTGAGTGAGTTGATGCTGGGGCGGCAGATGCGTCCCAGCGTGCTGCAGATGTGATTAGCGGGAGGGGGCTGCATCTTTGCTCAATTCGACGAAGCCCGCTTCACGCTCGTGTACGTCGAGCATGGCATCGAAGTGCTTGTTAGCATTGACGTTGAAAATCAGATGAAAGGCAATCGGAAGCAAGCAGAAGAGCATCCAAGCTCCTATGAACAGCCAACCCAGATCCGCTGGTACGCCCCCGAGCAGTGCCGCTCTTAAAACAGTGACCATGAAGGCAGCGAGCAAGACGTACCAAAACGCCCAAAAGATCAACAAGAACCAAGGTGCGCCGTATGACGCATGCAGTTCGGACTTGCTGCCACGCTCAACAAGCCGCCCGCTCAACACAGGTCGAAAACCATTGCCGAACAAGGGAATACTCCACGCAAGGCGCAAGTTGCCGAAGTAGAACCCGCCTGCCACACCATGATGAAACGGTGAAAAGGCCGAACCAACCGCTTGTTTGATCCGCTCGGCCGCCTTGTCCTTTCGAATCGGCGCTTGAAGCACGATCCGGCGACCGAACACATATTCCTTGAGCGTCACAGACTCTGCCCCGCGATCATTTGATGCTGGCGGCAGGCTAACCTTGCGCGTCGCGCAGAACAAAGGAAATCCCATGCCTTTCCTCGACACTTTCCTCTCCGCCTTCAAGGGCGGGGAGCGCGCTCGTGTGCCTTTGGCGGCGGGCTTTGCGCAAGGGTGGCATCCGGCGTTCGCGTCCGGTCCGGCTCCGCGCAGCTATGAATACAGCCGCGGCATCAGCGAAGGCTTCATCGCCAACCCGATCGCCCAGCGTTCGGTTCGTATCGCGGCCGAAAGCATCGGGCAGGCACCGCTGGCTTGCAACGATCCGCGGCTTGCAAGCCTGGTCAAGGCCACCAGCGCAGGGCAGTCGCTGATTGAGACGCTCGCCGCGCAGCTGCTGCTGCATGGCAATGGCTATATTCAGATCCTCAAGGATGCGAGCGGAACGCCGGTCGAACTGTTCGCGCTGCGGCCTGAACGGGTCAAGGTGGTGACCGGGCCGGATGGCTGGCCGTGCGGGTACGATTACACTGTCGCGGGCCGCACCTCGCGCATCGCGCTGGAGGATGAGGATGGCTGGCCGGGGATCATCGCGATCCGCGCTATGCATCCGCTGGATGATCACTGCGGCGCGGGCGCGCTGGAGGCGGCGTGGCAGGCGGTGCTGATCCACAATGCCGCAACCCACTGGAACCGCGCACTGCTGGAAAACGCCGCGCGCCCATCCGGCGCGCTGGTGTACGAAACGGGCGACGGCGCGACGCTCGCCCACGACCAGTTCGAGCGGTTGAAGCGCGAGCTTGATGTCGCATTTTCCGGCGCGGCCAATGCCGGGCGGCCGATGCTGCTTGATGGCGGGCTCAAATGGCAGAGCATGGCGCTGTCCCCTGCCGATATGGATTTTGCCACGCTCAAAAGCGCGGCGGCGCGCGATATTGCGCTGGCGTTCGGGGTGCCGCCGATGCTGCTCGGCCTGCCGGGCGACAACACCTACGCCAATTACCGCGAAGCCAACCGCGCGCTGTGGCGGCTGACGCTGCTGCCGCTGGCGGAAAAGCTGTTCGCCGCGATCCGTGAAGGCCTTGCCCCGTGGTTCCCGGATGCCGAACTCAGGGTCGATCTCGATCAGGTGTCCGCCCTGTCGGAAGATCGCGAGCGATTGTGGTCGCAGGTGTCCGATGCCGATTTCCTCAGCCGCGCGGAAAAGCGCCAGATTCTCGGGCTGCCGGTCGAAGACGCCGATGGGGAGAACGCCGCATGAGCCGCGAAGACATTCTCGCCAGCCTGATGGCGCAAGCCCGCGACGATGGTGCCGAATTGTTGACCCTGCGCGCCATTGTCGAAGAGACCAGCATGCTGGCCACCGACCGCGTCCTTGAGCGGCTGAGGCTGGGCGATGACGGAGCCGAAAGCGATCTGGTCGAACTGCGCGAGCTGCTTCGGGCCTGGCGCGATGCCAAGGCCAGCGCGTGGAAGGCGCTGGTTGAATGGATCATCCGCGGCGCGCTCGCGCTGCTGCTGATCGGGATCGCGGTGCGGTTCGGCACGTGGGGTCGGTCGTGAGCGGGCCGGTTGTGAGCGGGCCCGCCATGCGCTTCGCTGGCTACGCCGCGCTGTTCGACATTGCCGACGCGAGCCGCGACACGATCCGCCGCGGAGCCTTTAAAAGGACGCTGGCAGAGCGCGCTGCGCCGCTGCCGCTGTATTGGCAGCACCGCCCCGACCAGCCGATCGGTGTGATCGAGCATGTCTGCGAAGATGCGCGCGGCCTCCGCGTGATTGCCCGGATCGAGCGACCCGATAGCCGCGCGGCTGTGTTGCTGGCGCACGGCGCGGTCAATGGCCTCAGCTTCGGCTTTCGCACCCGCGCCGCGCGCCAGTCGGATGCGGGCCGCGAGCTGCTGGAGATCGACTTGTTCGAGGTCAGCCTCGTCACCCACCCACTCCAGCATGGCGCCAGAGTTCATCTCGTCGGCTGAATTTGCGTCCCTCGAACCACTTTCCACCGGCCGCCTTTGGGCGGCCTTTTTTCTGCCCAACCGAAAGGCCACTGCCCCATGGAAAATACCCAACCTGCGATGACCACCACCGACCCGATGGACGCCAGCTTCGATATTGTCGCCCGTCAGGATCAGGCCGAAGTCGCCATCACTGGCCTGCGCAGCGATGTTGACGAGGTGAAATCGCGCCTCGACAAGGTTGCCCGAGCTGCTGCCCGCCCGGCAATGGGTGCGGGCGGTGGCAGCGACACCCCCGAAATGAAGGGCTTCGTCGACGGCTATCTGCGCCGTGGGCGTGAGACCGAATTGAAGTCGATCAGCGGCGTCAGCCCGGCCGATGGCGGCTATGCCGTACCGCGCCAGATCGATTCGATGATCGCCTCAACCCTCGCGGATGTTAGCCCGATCCGCGCTATTGCGCAGGTCGTGCAGACCGGCACCTCGGGCTATCGCAAACTCGTGGCGACCGGCGGCATCGCCTCGGGCTGGGTCAGCGAAGCGGCCCCGCGGCCCGGAACCGGCACGCCGCAATTTGCGGAAATCGCGCCGCCCTCGGGCGATCTCTACGCCAACCCGGCGGCCAGCCAGAACATGCTGGACGATGCCGCGTTCGATCTTGAAACCTGGCTGGCGAACGAAATCGCGCTCGAATTCGCCCGCGCCGAAGGCACCGCGTTCGTGCGAGGCACCGGGCTCAATCAGCCCGAAGGCTTCCTGACCGCAGCCACCGGCACCGCCGAGGACGGCATGCGCGCCTTTGGCACGGTGCAGTATATCGGATCGGGCAATGCCACCGGGTTCGACAGTGCGCCCGATGCCCGGCTGATCGACCTGATCCATTCACTCAAGTCAGGCCACCGTCAGGGCGCAGTGTTCGTGATGAACTCGTCGACCCTCGCAACGGTGCGCAAGCTCAAGACCGCCGATGGCGCGTTCCTTTGGCAGCCGGGCATGGTCGAAGGTCAGCCAGACCGGTTGCTCGGCTATCCGGTGATTGAGGCCGAGGATATGCCCGATGTCGCCGGCGGCGCCTTCCCGATTGCGTTCGGCAATTTCCGCCATGGCTATCTGATCGCGGAAAATGGCGTGACCAGCGTGCTGCGTGATCCGTTCACCAACAAGCCGTTCGTGCACTTCTACGCCACCAAGCGGGTGGGCGGCAAAGTGCTCGATTCCAACGCGATCAAGCTGCTCAAGATCGAAGCCTAGGCTTAGGTTTTATTTCCCGGCGCGGTCGAGTTCCCCCCACTAAAAAGGGGCTCCCGCACCGGTAACTCGCGCCCGCATCGCTTCAGGCCACTCTCCCGCCTGTCCCAGTGATGCGGGCGCACCCTTTTATGGATCACATTCCAGGAGAACCCGCAATGGAGCGGATTATCGTGAAGCCTCCGGTGCTTGGCAGCGCTCCACTGGCAGAGCTGAAGCACTGGCTCGGGATCAGCCGCACCGCCGAAGACACCGCTCTGATTGGACTGCTCGAGACGAGCCTTGCTATCTGCGAAGCCTTCACTGGCAGGGCTCCGCTGGTGCAGACGGTCGAGGAAGTCATTGCGCTGCGCGCTGGCTGGCAGGAGCTCACCTCGCGTCCGGTGCGCGAAGTGATCGGCGCTGAGCTGATTGCCCTCGATGGCTCTCGCGAAATATGGGCAGTGCCTTCAGACGGGCTCGAATTGCGGATCACTGACACCGCCTGCGCGCAACTGTTGCGCCCGTTCGAAGGGCGGGGGGTGGCTTTGCGGCTGGTGGTCGGAATAGCCAATGATTGGGCTAGCATGCCCGCGCCGCTGCGGCATGGGCTTATCCGCCTTGCCGCGCATCATTATCGCGACCGTGACCGCGACACCAAAGCCAGCGCCGCGCCGCCCGCCAGCGTCACCGCGCTGTGGCGGCCGTGGCGCAGCCTGAGGCTGGCATGATCAGCGCAGCCGCTGCCACTGCGCGGCTGGTGCAGCGCCTGCGCGTCCAGGCTGAGCGGATCGTCGCTGCGCGCGCTGCAATGCTGCGCCGCAGCCGCCGCTCATCGGGAGAGGACTGGCACTCCGCCACCGCGTTGTGGCCCGAATTCACCGCCGATATTGGTTCGTCAAACAGGACAGGGAACTGAGCGCCATGGAAAACGACCTACGCGCTACGCTCATTGCCTGGCTGAACGCCGATCCCGCACTTTCCGCGATCAACGCGATTGAGGAAGAGGCTTCGCTCAGCGTCAGCCCCCCGTGGCTCGGCATCGCTGCCAGTGCATCGATCGATTGGGGCACCAAAGACCGGCAGGGCCGCGAAACGCGGATCGCGCTGGAGCTGGAAACCCGCACCGATCTTCCCGCCGAAGACGCGCCGCTGCTCGCCGCGATCGAACGCCGGGTGCTCGACCTGCCGCCGTTCCAAGCGGGGTTCGAGCTCGCCTCGATCCGCTTCCTGCGCTCCCGCAGCGAAGCCCGCGCCGACCACCGCCGCGGCGCTCTTCTCGAATACCGCTTCCGCATTCTCGCCCCCGTTTAAGGAGTAAGCCCCATGCCCGCACAATCCGGCGCTGCCTTTCTGCTCAAGATTTCCGATGGGGCCACGCCGCCCGCCTATCAAACCGTCGCAGGCCTGCGCACCACGCAGATGTCGATCAATGGTGACACTGTTGTCATCACTCACAAAGAATCGGGCGGATGGCGCGAGCTGCTGTCGGGTGCGGGCACCCGCTCGGTCTCGGTCAGCGCGGCCGGCATCTTCCTCGGCAGTGTCGCCGAAACCGCGGTGCGCGCCCATGCGCTGACGGGAACGCTCGATAGCTACGAATTGTCGTTCGAGGATGGCGAGAAGCTGCGCGGGCGATTTCTGGTGCAGCGGCTCGATTATGCCGGGGATTTCAATGGGGAACGCAACTACACGCTGCAACTCGAAAGCTCCGGCCCGGTCGTTCCGGCATGATCGCGGCCGCCAATCCCTTGCGCGGCGAAGGCGCGTTGATGGTCGCGGGGGTGAGCTATGTGCTGCGCCCCACATTCGAGCATCTGGTGCTGGTCGAAGCCGAACTGGGATCCCTGTTCGCGCTGGTTGAACGCGCCGCAGGGGGCGCGCTGACTCTCGCCGAGATGACGGCGCTGCTGTGGCATTGCCTCCCTTCTGAAACCCGGCCCGATCGCGTCGCCGTTGGGCAGGCGGTGCTGGCGATGGGGCTAGTGGCGGCGACCCAGCCAGTGCGCACGGTGCTGGCCCAGGTGCTGCAAGGTCAGGTCGCTCAGGGCCAGCCGTGACCGCGACCTTCGCTGATGCTGCCAAACGCTGGTGCGGCCTCTCGGCGAGGCTTCTCGGCTGGCGCCCGGCTGACTTCTGGAACGCCACCCCCGCCGAACTGGCAATGGCGCTGGCCGACCCTGCCGACCCCGCCTGCCCCTTTCCGCCCAACCGCGAGATGATCGCCAGAATGATGGAGCGCGACGCCGATGGACAATAATTTCGAAGAGCTGGTGATCGACGTGCGCGCCCGCACCGATGGCTTTGCCGCCGATCTCGAAGGCGTGCGCCGCACGCTCGACACATCGTTGCTCGACGGGTTTTCGCGGGCGGGCAATGTGCTGGAAGCCGGACTGCTATCGGCGCTGCGGCGCGGCAGCTT